ACTTGATATTGCCTCGGCTTGGGCTCCGGTCATACGTGGCGGCAAAAACCCTTGTGTTGTAGCATCAACTTGAAGGGCCGCTGATGCATTAGGACTTGATAGATTTGCCAATGTTCCTGTGCTGCCTTTAACCCACCATCTTTGAGTAAGTGATTGAAGCGTTGTCCCTGTTGTTGTAGGAGTTGCAGTTGAGAAAATAATATCACCCGGTGTTCCTGCTCCTGTTCCTTTACCTCCTGCAATTGTTATGTTACCGCCAATTCTATCTGTACCATTTCCACCGCTACCATTTATAGCATATGAAACACCATCTCTTGAAGAATAAGTATTAAAATCTCCACCAATTTTACCATTACCAAAATATACATTTGTGATTGCATAGTTTGGGTTCCCTGCAACAAATTCATTTGCTAAAGCAGTTGTACCATTACCAAAAGCAATAGCACCATCACCTCCCAAATACACATTATTACCTACACCAACTGCACCATCACCAGTTGATTGCCATGTAGAACCTAAAATAGCATTTCTTGTTTTATTTGATGATAACCCATAAGGGGTATTACCAATTAAAGTATTGTAATATGGCGTAGCACCTGCCAAAGCAGGCTGGTCGCCAATTATCATAGTATAACCATTTGTAACTACACCTTCTCTTGATATTCTAATTCCATTATCAACTCTAACATTCCCCGTAAACCGCCCTGTGCCTTGCACGTCTAATTTGTAGCCTGCGTCTGAGAAACTACTACCATTACCAACAATGAAATTATTATTATTGGTTAGCCTCATTATTTCAGTACCTGACATTGAAAATGCTAAAGCTAATCCAGCATTTAAATACAAAACATTGCCGTTAAATGATGCAGCTACATTATAATTAGTAGCATTACCAGTGGATGTTAATGGAACATCTTTACCAGAAAATCCATAATAATAATCAAGAGTATTTATCCTTTGTTTATGAAAAACAATTCCTTGTGATGCATTTGCATTAAAATTTAAAGTATAAGTACTTGCATCAAGTATCCTATTCCCCGTCAGTGTGCCATCGGTTGTGTAAATGTTTCCGCTACTATCAGAAGTTGTCAGTATTCTTTGCCATCCGTTATTTGATGTGTGTATGTATGCTCCTTCTGTCGCATCCGTTTGATATGCAATTAAAGATGTTGGTGTTGTTACGCCACTAATCTTACCCTGAAATCCTGCTCCTCCTGATAAGTCAACAATAGATGTTATTATATCACCAATTTGAAATCCAGAACCATATGGAGGTATAGGCCCAATCGTAAGTGTTGTAACAACACCACCAACTACTGTTGCAGATACTTGGACTGTACCAGTTCCATATGCGGTTGTTACTATGGCTGTTTTGTTATTATAAGTTCCGTTTGTATATCCACTTCCACCGCTTACAATTGACACTGCATTTACTGCTCCTGCAATTCCTCTCAATTGTGATTGCGTCATTCTGTTAGGGAGAAAACCTTTCCCGGTACCAACCAATTCCAAAAGCGAATACTTATTTGCATAGGTTGCCGTTGTTGTATTGTTTACAATAGCTACATTTGTGTTTGCTCTGCTTATTGTAAAAATCTTTGTAGATGTTCCTACGTCTGGTTGAGAACCGATATAAAAATCGCCACCGTTTGCCGTTAGTGAAAATCTTGTGTTCGCAGTTTGTGAACCTATTCTGACTTGCGATTCAACACCGCTACCACCGATAACATTCATCAAAGCCGTTCCACTTGCTTTGCTTAAAGTAATTTCATCTGTTGTGCGAAGTGTGCCGTTCACATCCAGCAAATACGTTGCCTCAGTAGTAGTGCCCAAAAGAAGGCGACCTGCGGATGTAAGAGTCATTTTATCCGCATTATTAATTCTAAATCCTATACTACCACTTGTTGGAGCATTAACAAATGTGCTACCACCAGATTGGCATATTGCATAATTGCCTATTGCTTTTGAACTTGTTAACCATAATCCACTAACAATATTAAAACCTAAATAAAAATTATTTGTATCTGTTAATCCAGAAGCTGATTTGAAATAATTTATATTATTAGTCCAATCATGTTTAAATATTGAAGTTAAATTAGATAAATTAAATATATCAAATGAGCCATCAGTCATGCTTCGCAAAGTATAATCTTTGCCAGAAGCATTGGTATTCTTCAAGCTTAAATAAGGATTTTTTGTAGTTGTAGAACCTTGTAATCTTAAAGATATTTGTTCACTTGGGAAACCTACAACCTCTTCAATACCACCTAATATAGTTAAACTATACCCACCACTCGTCAAAGTCCTATTCCCAGTCAGCGTACCATCCGCATTATAAATATTGGTACTCGGAGCCACTGCCGACAATGCCGTATCTACCCAAAGTTTATTCGTGGAATCGTACAAAAGTATTGATTGGTTACGCACCGGATCAGTAATACGAACATTATGCAGTTCATCAAGTTCCGGATAGTTTTGAATCTTCACCTCTAACGATCCATTACCGCCGGATTTTTTAACAATATAACCCACCAATACAAAGTGCAATGGTGCTTGGTATTTAGTATGAGTGAATTGACCGGCTATCGTGTCCAAATATACCGGATCGCCTTCCGTATAGGCATTCGTGTTGAGCCCATAAAGACGGCCGGAAAGTACCGCATATCCCGTTTCACCGGCGGCCAAATCTTGTGCAAGTACGCCAAAAGTTACTGATGAGGTAGATTCTGCTTTTGCAGATGCTTTTGCAATGGTTGGGACTGTACCGGTTGAGCCGGTAATATACACTACGCTTCCTTTGGTTATTGCGGAGCCTGTATTATTCCTAACGGCACTCACCTCACCCTCAATAGAGCCTCGTAAAAGGGTCCATTGCGTGCCGGTCCAAGTATATACTGATGAATCGGTAGTATTGAAAAACAATGCACCGGGACCGGTATAACCGCCGCCCAATTTCGGCGTAGGACCGGATGGTATGTGCATGGTAGAATCAAAATATCCGGAAGTCCATTTATAGCGACCGGCCACGCGAGTGTAGTTAGTAGGTTGTTGGGCAATGGATTCAAAGCCGATCAATACGAATAGGAATATAAATAGATGCCTCATAGCGTAATTATTTCTGTGTACAAAATAAACATAGTTTGTCCGGCAAAGGTCTCAACTGAAGCACTATTTAGTGTGAGGTTGCCGGTTACTTTATTCCAACTAAAATCGGTAGCCTTTAGAGGCTTAATTTCAAGTTCAATCTGCAAAATGTCTTTACCGATCAAATCTGCGATATAGAAGATCATTTCTCCGTCTACTGTAACCGATTTTGAGTATGACGAGGTTTTTTGATATTGACTTGCCACAGGTGAATTATTATTTGGTGGTACATAAATATTGTTAGTAGGAATCTGCCCATCTTGGCCAATGACAATGTAGAACGTATTCCCATTGCCGCCGGCTGCGGTTGCAAATATTTTTCCGGAAAGGGTAGTATAACGATTGACTTGCTGATCTACGATTAGGGCCGAATCCCAAATAAACTTATCTCCGGTATTTACACCGGCATTGATATTCTCTTTGCCGCTATCTTGGATCAACTTATACATATAGTCAAGCGTACCATAGGTATTGCAGCATACATCAAAAAGGCTCTGCCCGTTTACTCCTGTGAACGTACTCATGACTTGGTTGCTTTAGGATCAATAATAAGATGGCCATTCACGTTATCTACCTTTGGATTTTCTACGGAATAACCATCTGATTGTAGATTCAGTTTTATGGACCGGGCAAGTTCTTGCAGATCGGTAGGAGCCTTGGAATAAGACATAAGCCCCACGCCGTCAGCCGGGTATTCCTTCCACCATCCGGGGAAAGCATTAATAGTATCTATAATATGTTGTTGGTCGCTTTCAGCAATATAGAAATCTCCGTCAAGTACGGCTATATCGTTATTGTCAAGGGCCAAATCTTGATTAAGTGCCATGTGCTACATTTGGGTTTTCAATTTCAGTCCTCAATGTCGGGGTTAATGCGCCGGTTACAGGAGTAGCAGTAGTTCCCGATACTCCCGGCCCGGTAGTTACTCCGGCATGGGTATGCGAATTAAAATTAGTGATTATTGCATTAACCTTGTTTTCAAGGTTATTCAATTTTTTAGTCAGTTCAATAACCTTAACAAGGCCTCCTAATTCAGTACCCTTTAGGCTTATAGTGTCAAGGTCGCTATACATAAAGACAAAAGCATTGTCATAGGTAAAATATCCTACCAATACATCACTACCTACGGCCGGTACAAGTAGTATTCCATCTCCCACTTGGGCCATAAGTTTGCAAGTCATGGTTACGTTGTTATCCATACCCACCTCGCAGGTGCGCTCATCGGCATTAACGGAAACGACATTGCCCAAATCAAAAGTTATCTTTTGTTGGGTAAAAGTGCCTGCCAATTTCTTTATGGCAGTAGATATTGACCGGTCATGTTGCTCGTTCATTAGGATATTTTATAATCCAAAATAATTGTTTGCCTATGCCCTTGGGTACCGCCGGAATACTCTACCCCTTTTACCTTGTACTTGCCATTCCTTTCGGGCAGGATTGGGTCCTCAATGGTTACGTTATCACCTTGCTTGACATAGGGAATGCCAAACGTAGTAAACTTACCCTTGAAGCCCTCATAAAAATATCTTTTTAAGGCATCAACACCCTTTTCAAACAGGGTATTTTTATCCTTAATATTTACAAAATGTAGGGTACGTCTTTCACCTTCCACGTTAGCCGGATATGGTTTTTCACTGTATTTCCATTTTTGCAGGGCCTTGTCCCAATAAACCAATATTTCTACGCGATCACGTTTGGTCTTGGCCTTTCCTTGCTTCGTTGTGCCGCCGGTAAAATCTTCAAACCGGCTTATCACTACTGCGCTTAAAATAATATCATCCCTGCGCTTATAGGACAGGTCATCTGAAATAATGTTTTGTTGGAAAACAAATTTTCTCTCTACGGCTTCACTTTCTATATATACTATGCCTCCGATTCTCAACTCATTCCCCCGGAAATAGGATTCTAAATTGGCTTCCTTGCGCAGCCTTTCAAGTAATTGAGCAATGGATTCATTACCCACTACGATGGGGCCTATCGTTGTTGTGGTCAATTTATTTACTTTGTACTCGGGATAGGGGGCCAAAAGTTCAGATATGAGGCTTTCTACCGATCCATTCCACACCTTTGGGGTAGCCGGTATCTGCTTTAGCTTCCACATATTGTCCTCGCACTTTATTTCAATAGGCTTCTTGGAGCCTACCTCGGTAATAAAGCCTTGGAACTGATATATAGGTTGATTTTTTGTATCTGCCGGGAGATCAAGTACCTCGTTGCCATTACGGAAATACCTATACCCATAGCGGATAGTAACCTTATCGCCCCGTAAAAAGAGGGGATTGGAATTATCAAAGCCGCCAATATTCTTATTAGTTCCGAAAAGAGGGTATAATTTGCCGTATTGGTCTTTGGCGTAAAGGTTTTTGGGTATCTTAATTGTGGCTTGATTAGTCAGATCAACCCAAGTGTCGGTAGCGAAAAACTCGGTTACATAGTCAAAGGTCAGGACCTTGTTGCGCCCGGTACCTTGTTGAGTAATGACTATATTGGTTACGCATCTAAACATTATTGAATTACCAATTCTACGGGGTTATCTGAAATACAATTCAGCGTAAAGGTTTGATAGGAATAGCCGCCTACAATCTGCGGCAAATTGCAACTCTCTACGACCAAATTGCTTATACCTAACATTTGCAGGAATCCGCATACGGCCCCCTTGGATATTGGAGCCTTGCGCCATTGGTTTAGAAGGCTCACATCGTTTTGAGGATATACGCCATTGGTCCCGGGAATAACGCCTTGGATCGTAATACGCGCATCATCCTCGCCTATGTATTCCTTCACAGTACCATCTCGGCCCTGTATTTCTGTTTTGATAATACGTGCTACAAAATCAACTGTACACAGGACCGCATCAAAGCGTATGTCAGGGAATGTAACTTGCTGCCCGGTGATATTGTCGGTATAAAAGCCGCCTTGCAGGGTAAGGTCAGTAAATACGGGTACGCCTAAATAACCGGCCTTATTGTCCGGGTAAAGAGGGGCCGCCCTTGTTGCATCGGGTTGAGCATAGTTTAATTGCAGTTCCTGTTCTTCGTATGGGCTTTTGCGCGCATCGGGAACCCTTACGTTGGTCAGATTATAGGCCCTAACCAAGATTCCCAAAGCGTTTATACCCCTGCCTATGATTATTTCGTCTGCCATTATATTCCTGCGGTTATTTGACTATCGTTTACTGCACTCAATAGGGCTTGGGCCACCATTTCCCTAACCTTGCCTGCGCCTTCGCCTATATTGGTTGTTTGTATCTTAAATTCTTCAATTAACTTACCTATTGATACGTTAATGGTTGTTACCTTGGACCCGGAAACGCCTTTTGTTTCGCCTGTGGAAGGTGCGCCCATGGAAGGTATTTTACCCATACCGGGAACGCTGCCGGACTTGGTCGCTGCTTCCCCACCTAATTCCATAGCCGTTTTTTCAGTTGCGGCTTTTCCCCCTGCAGCCGCGCCGCCGGGACTTGTTATTCCTAAAAACTTTTTTACGGCCTCGTATGCACCAAAAATCTTTTCTACGACCGGCTTAATTATTGTATCATACACCCATGCAAGCCCTTGCCCGATCAACTTAATAACTCCCCATACCCCCTCAAATACCTTTCCTATGGCCCATACTACGCCTAATTTTTCCAATATAACCCAAATGGTATGGGCAACATCAATAACGCCGGCAATGAAACTATACATCACCTCATACCACCATACGAAAGCATCAATAAGGAATCCAAGTGCATCACGTAGGCCGGTTAGAATGGAGGTACCTTCCTCACCGAATTGTGATAAAGCATTCCAAACCTTGGTAACTGTTTCCCATATCGTATTAAAAGCAGCCTTAATATGTTGGTACAATGGCTGCATGAAGTCGTTAAATGCTTTAAAGCCCGAAATAAGCCCTTCTGCAAACGCCTTTAGGTTGAGGTTAGAAATATACTCTCGGATTGAATTAAGGCCATCAGCAATGCCTCCTAATACGAAATCAGTCAGGGGCTTCATCTGCTGAAAAATATCTACCATTGAAACGAATATGGTATCTCCAAGGTTGGAAATCTTTACGGAAGTATTTTTACTCATGTTTTCAAGGCCGTTGTAATAGATACCGCCTTCCTCATGGGCCTTTTTGAGAGCCATGGTCAACATATCATAACTAACCTCCATTTCTTTAACCTTCTCAATAGGTTGGCCTGTGGCCTCGGATAGGACTTTGTAAATATTGATACCGGCGATGCCAAATTGCTTAATATCTTGCGCGGTAGCCTTTCCAACTGTGCTAATTTGTGCAAGGTTGGCCGTCATCCTCTCAAACTCGGCGTTACCCTTACCGGAAGCCGCTACTGCGTTGGCAAGATTCATTACATCTTCCCTTGCCCTTTCGGAATTAATACCGGCCGCAATTAATTGTTGATTAGCTGAAAGTAAACCCTCAAATGCAAAGGGGGTTTTTGTAGCATCCTCCATCGTGTTTTTTACGACTTGGGTTGCTTGGGCCGTATCGCCTAAAAGAGTGGTTAAACCGGTAGTGGCATCTTCTACCTTGGACCCGGCTTCAATAATGGACTTACCAAAAGACAGGATTCTATCTACGGCAAAAGCACCGGCAATGGCTACGCCTATCTTACCAATGGTGCCTTGCAAACTACCCATAGTACCATCAAGTCCCTTGGCACTATTTTCAGCATTCTGCAACTTTTGTGAAAGCAGATCGCGTAACGATATCTCATATTCTACCCTTTCTCCGGCCATTATTTTTCCATTTTACCTAATTTTTGAAGCACAAATTTCAGTTGGCCCCATATACGATGAAACTCATCGTCAGTTAATTCATTCGGATCAATAGAAAAATGGGAATAATATGCGATGAATGCCCCTATTTGCGTTTCGTCACTACTCTCATCGGTTATCCTATATTCTTCTATTTTTTTTTAAACTGCTCTTGGCTCACCTTAACCAATTCCATGCAGGCCATTGATGCTCCAAGATAGAATTTATCATACTCGGGCCGGTCTACATAAAGCCGCTGATCGCTTTCCTCCTTAATGAGCATAGCCTCCATAAGTTCACCGGCGGCCGTTACTGCACCTTTCTGCATTACGGCATCCAATGCTCTCTGCTTAACGATTCTCGGCGGCTCCTTTACGAAGCCAATGATAGAATCTTCACCATCCTTGAATACAAGCGGAGTGACATTGCACCCATGTAATTGGGATAGTTTTTCGGCCTTTTCTTTAACTTGAATTTCGTCCATGGTGTGTATTATTTACTGCAATATACAAAATTGACAAATAAATACGCCGGCCACGATAGTATGACCGGCGATTATATAGTAACCCACACCATGAATTACCTTTCTATTGCCCCGATGATGAGGGGAATGCTTACAAGCAGTTTGGTATCACCTTGGCTTGCGGCAAGGGGGTCCTCCATGAACTCTACTGCGCGTAGCACATCTTTGTCAATCGTTACGCCTGTGCCTCCGTAAACAACTTGAATGTTGAAAGGGGCAATAAGCAGGGGATCGCGATTGGGAGATGCAGCGATGATTCGCTTCCACTCGTCAGTATAAAGTTCAATACTACCCTCGTATTCAAAGTTGCCGTAACCTCTACTCACCGGCTGCGCGCCAATGCCGTAGTTATTCTCCTTCTTTTGCTTACGCTTGTAGTCAATCTTGGTTATACCAACTACGGGAACGCCAAAGAGGTTAATGGTTACATTTGCCCAACTATAATTGATTCCGTTTATTAAGGGAGTAGCCATATTTAGTTATTTTAGATTGATGTTGTAAATCCGATGTTAACAGTAATTTGCCTTGCTACTCCAATGGGAACCAATTTAACCGCGACTGTTATGTTGCTTGTGGAAAGCACATCCTGTGTCGGATCAATAGTTACCTCGTAGGCTGACAACTCACTATCTCTAATCATTTGGTCCAAATTGTTACCGGCTTGGCTCTCAAAGAACGCAATGGTAGTGTCCTTCAAAGTTCCGTCAGAATTAAGCACCAATGGACTATTGATGTAGCTGATGAGATCAGCATATACACCCCTAATAGCCTTGTCAATGGTCCTGTTGTTCTCAATGTAAGCGTAGTCGCTTGTAACAGTAATAGCAGTATGGCTATCATTGAAATAAGAACCGGCAAGTCCCACATACTTGATGAGGAAAATGTAACGGCGATCATCCAATGTGTTTAATACGGATTGGCTTATAGAAGATAATGCCTGTCCGTTTGCAAAGCCAACTGTATCGCACTCGTAACCCGATGAGATATTGAACTTTTGAGGCCATGCGATATCCTCGCTAACCTTGGAGAGGCTGACGGCTCCAAGTGCTGCACCCAATGTAGTAATGGACTTGCCATAGGTTACATACAGGAATGCTCCGAGGCCGCCGGCATCTTGTGAAATAACTGCACTCGCCTTGCTTGCAGACAAAGTACCCAAGTCTGCCAATGTGGTCAGATCGGCTACCGCTTTCAAGTCAGCACCATAGAGAACGCTGCTAACAGGCATATGCAAAGTATCTAAAACGCTACAAATTGTTTGTATAGCGGTAAGGTCGGCTGAAGCGAAGGCTGCTGAATCTTTGTAAACACCAAATTGGCGAATCTTCCCACCCGAAAATACCTGCATGGTCTGAATTTCAGAGAAGGTATATGTACCCGGTACTGCATAGAAGCCTACATAGAGGCTGCCCTTGGGTTGGATGCGGAAATATTCGTTGATGTGATAATGCCAAACGGCTTGCAAACTTGCTACGCCGGGAACAACATTTTGAGTGAGTGTTCCTGCAAAAGCACCGGTGAGGGTTACTGCAAATGGAGTGCCGGTATTTGGATAGATACCTTGGTCCTTTGGCAAAGTAACTGTGAGGGTTGCAGTATTGAAGGTTGCAGTGCATCCATGAGTGAGGGTGCCTGCGTTGATTACTGCCGCCCATGCTGCCCCTTGGAGGGCTATGCTGCTTTCGGCTGCCGCAACTGTGTAAAGTCCAAGATCGCGAACTACACCGGATGCATCAGTATATTTCAACTTGATGGTATCACCGGTATTGCCCTTGGTCGTGATGAGATATGTTCCGGTAGCTGCGGTTGCATCGGAATAATCATCCTTGATACCGGCGTTTTCTGCATCTTGTACGCTGCCGATCAATTTAATCCTGTTGGTTGTTGACCATCCGGAAGGCAAATTGCCATTAGCAGTATAAAGAACAAGGCCGGAAATAAAATCTTCGCCGGTCAATGGCCTTCCCAAGCCCCCCTGACCTTTCACGAATACTATATCATTCAGAGCCATCTTTTAATTTTTTAGAGGTTTTAACAGGCTTTTCTTCCTGCGTTAAATCATGTTCAGTTGCACCTTTAACCGGTTGGATATACACCTCACCTGCCTTGACCCATACTTTCTTCACATGAGGCAAATGTGCAACTTGCTTTTTGATATCTTCTAAAGTCATGGTGTTAAATTAACAAGTTAAAAAAAAGGCGGCCGATGACCGCCCCTTTTTTGAAATATTATTATTGAACTACTCTCGCAGATTCTACCCACTTAACCCCGTCAAAGATCAAGGTAATAACTGCTCTGCCACCGGATGAGAGTGTTGCCGCTCCTGCAGTTTGGAAATTAGAGCCACTGAATTTCAGTTTTGCTCCGCTTGAACCGGATGCTACAATGTTGATAACATCAGCAGCGTATGAACGAGTAATATTAGGCTGCTTCAAAGTGAACGAATCAGTCAAGGTTACGCGAACTGTTGTGTTGTATGCATTTGGATAAAGAGCAAGGCTATCAGCACCGGCTGCATCTACTGCTGAAACATATTTCCAATTCAATGCGCGACCCGTATTGTCTTGGTTAGCAGTGGTGCCAAAGCGTGGAGAAGTACTCTGCGCATTAACAACTGCAAAGGCAAAAATTGCGATGAAAGAAAGAATGAAATTTTTCATTGTTATAATTTTTAAAGTAAGTAGGCCCGAAGGCCTACCTATGATGATTACGCGGTTAATGTAGTGTACAATACAACTTGGTCAGGGAATCCAACTTGGGTATCCATTTTGAAAAGTCCTTTTACAAAGAACAATTCAGAATTGTTTTGGAGCCTCATCAACTGAAGTTGGTTATCCTCGGTGCTATTGATACCAAGCCACATATTGGAATCAATGTCCGGCTTGGCGATACATACGATAATTGTGTTATCGGGTACACCGGCCAATGGCTGAACATCATAACCCTTGTAACGATTGATACCTTTCTCGGTATAGTCGTTGTTCTTGTAAATGGCAGTTGTAGTCAGCCATTCTTCGTAAACCTGTTGGGTCTTTTTGCTGATGATAAAGCGAAGGCCACCGGCTCCATACTTGTAAAGTAAAGCCTGTGGAACCAACTTATAGCATCTCAAGAAAGCATCACCAATGTTCTCCTCACCTACACCGGCGGTGCCTGCTACGAGGGTCTTGGGTGCGCTTACTGCGATGGTTGGGTAGTTTGGATCAGAAACTGCATCCAACAATTTTTTAATCAACCCATCAAAATAATACAGGGCAGGAACGCCGTCAGTATCATAAAGAGGGGTACCGCTTGATGCATCGCCTTTAGCTGAAGGCAATACTGCTGCTCCGGATGGATCGTAATCTACGCGGCTTCTCCAAATAGCATATTCAAAAAACTCATTCAAACGCTTCATTGTCTGCATCATCATGAAGTTCTCTGCGGTAACAGGCAATTCCCTACCCAAAAGTTTAGGCTGAAGTTGCTCTGCATAAAAGTGTTGCTCATAATCCCTTGGGTTGAACTCATAATACATCATGAGGTCCTGTGGATTCAGAACGCGACCATCTACATCAACGCTTCCCTTGGAGGTTGGAGTGGCTTGGCGTTTTTGCATGAAGTTTGATACCTCAATGCGTGGGATGGTCTTCTTTTTGCGGATTCCATCTTCCACATAAATTGACCCACTCTCAATTGTTTCAGCACCTACTACGGCGCGTGTGATCATGTAACTCGCGGCAGGACCGGACCATGATGTGTCTTGGATATTTAATGCTTCAGGCATTTTTTTCTGTTTTTATTGTTAATTAATTAAGTTTGAATTTGTTCCTTGCATCGGCCATTGTCCTTGCGATAACGCCGGTCAATTCTGCTTCGGTTACAGAACCTTGTGCATTTTCCATCTTGTTGGCAGCCTTTGTAGTAGGCAGTTCTTCAAGTAGGTTTTTGATGCCATCAAAGTCAACCTCTGCTTGGGCGATCCATTTTTCTGCTGATTCATTCTTGATTTTACCGGCCTTTACAAAGCCCTCAATCATGTTCTTGGCCTTTTCGTGCTTGGCTTCGGCTTCGGCCTTGGCTTTAGCTTCGGCTTCATCTTCGGCTTTCTTCTTCATTTCGTTGAGAGCATTCTCCAACTCATCGCACTTGGCCTTGGCTTCAGCGTATTCGTTTTGCATTTTAGACATTTTGTCCTCCATTTCGGAAGCCTTGTCTACGATACGGCTTACTTCAGCCAAGATGCTTTCTTCGCTTGCTTCGGGATTCAACCCTAACTTATTAGCAACTTTTGACATGTTTATTGATTTTTGATTAAAAATGCTATTGAGTACTTGCGCTGATTCCCTCCACATGGCCTTTGCATCGGAAGTGTTTTTGTGCTTCTTGTTGAAATCGGCACTTACCTCTATCTCATCCGCAAAGCCACTCATCAGCGCATCGGTTGCGGAAATCCACGTTGTCTTATCCATCATCTTCAGTACATCCTCGTCAGTAGTATTAGTACGGCCGGCGATCATTTTGGCTATGCTTACCCTCATTTTCTTCAGTTCGTCTGAACCTCCCCCGTATGGGTTATGGTACATAAGGAGAGCATATTCATTCATCACCCTGCGGCGGCCGGCTTGGAATATTACTGCGGCTATGCTTGCGGCGATACCTACGCAAATGGTATCTACCTTGGTTTTGGTTTTGAGAATAGCGTTGTAGATGTTGTAGCCATCCATTACGATGCCACCGGGACTATTAATCCAAACCTTAATGGACTTTTTGCCCATTTGGTCTAACATCATCAGTTCCCTAACAAACAGGGAACCATCTACGCCATGACCTTCCTGCTCATCAAAGCCAATGTGCTTGTCCAATAACATTATTGGCTCATCAACATTGGGATTAACTACGTAACTGAAAGGATTCATAAATTGAAATTAGATAGCAGGGTTGGAGGGGTTTTGAAAGTAAATTACTTATTTTTATCCCTTGAACGCCGCAAATAGTCCATTCTTTCCCTTTCGGGGACCCGGTTAAAGAAATCCCTAACGATCATATTTAGGGCCGTAGATTCGCTTACCTCGTTGGCATTTACGAATCCCTCAAAGAGGGGGTGCAATTTTGGTTTTAAGTAACCCTGCACCTTGCGAAGATGGGAACTACTTTTATCACACATAGTTATGCTACTCTTTGAATGAATAATGCGACCTTGTAGGGCTGCAAGTTGTTGTGCGCTCCATCACCGCCATTTGCAGCAATAGTGATTCCGGTAAAGGCCGAAGCGGTATTAAGTGTTGCGTTCACGCCATCTCTATCTCCTGTACCACTACCGCCCGGAGTAGTAGCACCATCAAATGAGTGAGTATGGCCGGGATCGGTAACTGTGTGGTTATGGCTCGGCATCTCGGTAACAGTCAAAGTGTGGGTTTTTGCACCGCCCGTTTCTCCTACTACGTTAAAATCAGAATCGGTAGTATCAAGGCCCACAGGTACGCGGCCCTGAAAGTTATCAGTACCATTGGACCCATTACAAATAGCCCATCCGGTAGTGAGTGGATGATCACCAAGTCCGGTGCCGTCAAAATAATCGTTGTAATCACCGCTTGGAGCCTTCCACATGATAACTTGACCCACGCATCCCTGCGGCTTATATCTCATATCTACTGCGGAAAGATAGTTGAAAGCACCGCTACCGCTTAACCCGGCTTGGAATACTACTTGTCTAATTTCATGCACGTTCCTGCTCACGCCATCGGTGAAGGCTACAGGATCAGCATTGGCTGCCGAAAAATATGTTGTAGAAATAACGCCTACCGGTACATTAGAACCGGAAACGCTGAATGTTGCCGCCGGGACTTGATATACCTCGCCATTAAAAAATACGGCTCCGGCTGATATGATATAGTTACTACCCACGCCGGTGTTAACGCATCCATGCAGGATATATCCTACGGCCGGATCATAAACGCTGCCAAAGATTATTGACTTGACTGTACTCGCAATGGCTTCTTGATAGGCCGCTTGGAGATGCGACATAGTTCCACTCTTGAAAGGAAAACCATTAACGGAAGTTACTGCTGATAAATCTACTTTTTTCATGTATTAATATGTTTGAATTGAGTATTTAAGGCCTGCGTGGAGTATTTCATCAACAAATCCACGTACTATCTTATCTCTTGCTGCAGGGTCAGTACTTAAAGCGTTATATACTGCAACAGGAATATTGATTACAAAATTTGTGAATGCAGTAAAGGAATATGAATTAATCACATATTCGCTACTGATCATTTCCAATATTGTACTGCTATTGGATTCATCACCGCCCACTATGAATACATCTACGGCCGGCGTGTTGATGGTGAAGTAAATATCACTTTGGAGAGGCGGCTGCCGGAAGTTAGTGTTAAAGCGATCGTTAATAGCATAGTCAAGTACTAATACTTGCCCATTGTATTTTAGGCGATCTTCTACACCCAAAAAGTGCAACTGATAAAGCCTCCATTTGGAGGTATCAGTAGGGACTGCGGTATTGGTATCGTAAAGGCTCTCGTATACTGATTGACCATAAATAACCCGGTCAAATTTGTTATAACTGCCCGGCGCGTAGATAGGATAATCACTACCGGTACGAAAATCAACTAACACATCGGTATGTAGATATTGTAATTGATTGACGATAGCCTTAAACCATGCAACAGTCCTTGAATACCGCTTATCGGGGGGCAGTAACTCAACAACCCTATTCGTATATGATATATCGTAGATTGACATTATTCGGGTATAAAGGTGAGAGTATCGTAAATGGTGCTACCGGCGGTATCTTCAGTAACCATATAACCGGAAACTGTTGGCCACAGGCGGCCTACAAATTGGTTGTTGATTACAAGATATGTACCACTTGCAAGCGGAGTAGCATTCTCCCTCGCAATAACATTCTTCAACACAACATCATTAACCCCCTCTGCGCTTCGCATAGCACTTTCAAGGTCATTAATCTTCATTGACCCGTCAAAGGGAAGGGAAGCCAAAAAAGTCAATATTGCATTGATAACATTTGTTTGGATAATGGAAGCGTATGCACCTTGATACTACACATCGGCCTGTATGAAAATCTTGTCGCTATCGGTAGAAGTAACCGCATATGCTATACCGGTTACACCGATCAATGATACATAACTTTGCAGGGCAGCAAGTTCGCTGCCATTCAAGGGTCCCGGCGTTTCGCCCTTTGCTACTTTCACAGTAACCGAACCGGCAATATTGGTCTTAACACTACACCGGGTAACGATACGCAAATCTTCATCAACTACCTCGTATTGAGGGATGAGGTCAATAATCTGCAATACTTGGGGATCAGTGGCATCGTATTGGAACTTGAATACCCGATCTTGCAGCCATTGTGGGGTCTGCGGTGCAGAAAGCAGGACTGTATTTTCCGTATTGGTTTTGAATATATCCATCAACTGCTCCAAGAGGTTAATGGAAACGGCTATGACATAGGTCCAAAGCCTCCAAATAGCCCTACGGCTTGTACTCGTCAGCCCGGAAAGGGTTGAATCCGCTTGAACATCGGTTATAATTGCTGCCTGTATTTCATCTATTGAGCGTGCCATATTTTGCGGTAATTTTCGTTTTGATTATTTGCTATTTCTACCTCTACGCTACCGGTAACAGTCAGGTCCGTTGGAGGGTCTTTGGTTATATCGTTGGAGGTATCTACACCGGCATCGTCTATTACACCGCAAAGCCATGATATTTGGTAGTGGTATAGGTTGGTATGCTCAAAGTCCTGCTGCTCGCTATATTTCATTAACGGCGTACAATTCGTAGGCTTAAAAAGATTAAGAGCCGCAATTACTTTGGCCCTTAAATCAAATACATCTATATTCTGCTCAAAAGTGCCGTAGCCGGCATCAAACTGCTCATGGACAATGTGAATGTTGAAATACACATCGGATTGAGAGTAACCACCGCCTAAAGGGACAAATAAATTAGGTATTTGTGTTTCAATGAAGATGGCCGGCTTGGGAAAGTCGTATATTTGCCCATCTATCTCGTAGTTAAGTTGGTTATTCCATATCCTTACGTGCGCAATTCCGTCTATGGCTTCGCACTTGGTAAGTAGTGATTGTATCGCTTCTTTTATGCCTGCCATATTGCTTGTATTGCGTTTTTAATTTTCCTTCTTTGCAAATTACGTAATTGTGGACTATCCCCCATAAATTTGCGTTTAGGCATCCTGCCCCCATATTTCATCTGCAACCCCTCATTATGTATGGCGGCGTAGGGTAATGCTACCATAAATTTAATACTTGAAAATGATACTCGCTTTACTGATGTTGCTACTGCGCGCCTTAAAGCACCGGATTCAACAAGGGTAGCGCGTGTGTGCCGGCGGCTCGCCCCCTTCTTGGGGTACTTGTAGGCATAGGTGCCGGGTATCTTCCTATCGGGGACCTTCCAAGATTGGCCATCCCACCCACCTTTAACAAAACTTTGATTAAAGTAGCGTACCGCATCGTTTGCCAATACCTTCGGCAAATCTTGCTTTAGCTTATCAAATTTCTTAATTACCTTATCAAAGTTCAGTTTACTCATGCCTCAATGGTGCTTGGATAGTATTCAATGACAACCGGCTTGGATTGGAACTTGCTTCCCAATTCAATATCTACGCCGTCAAACTGCATCAACTCACCTTCCTCTAATGAACGATCAAGATAAGTCTGAACTCCGGACTTGAACCATTCGTAGTATTGCTTTTGAAGATGCAGAGCCTTGGGTGATAGGTTATTGGCCCTTGCGCACCCGATCAGATTAGCACAAAAGTCAATGGCCTTGTTTCCGCTTGCTTGAAATTTGCTATAGTTGTACATTAGTATGCCCGGTTTAAGAGGTAAATGGAATGGTCACACAGGCCTATCATATCGGCCAAAATGTTGAGTAAATCCGGATCATTAACGCATAGTGCTTGCGCATCAATTAGCGTATTCTTTGCAGCCTTGATATAATCAATGGGCTCCATTGGATCGGTAACGGAAAAAAGCATTGAGCCATGTATATCGCCGTATGCACCGGAAAATGTTTCAATGAAATCATCGGACAGGCTATCCCATTCAGAATAAAATTTACCGAGTATTTCGTGGACCGGAATGTTGGGTGCTATGTGATGCAGATGCCTAATTTGAGCATATACCTCACTCATGAAGGTTTTTAATTGTATAGGTGTCATTAGTCTTGTTTTATTGGCTCGTAAACAATTTTGTTATCTTGGTCGGGCAGGGGTTTTTTATGTTTATTTTCTCCGGACAATATTTCATTGGGGATGCCATCGGGGAAAGCCTTGCAGCCGCCCCCATCTTCGGTATCTCCAAACCATTTACAATTAAAACAAATCAGATTAATAGATTCCATATACTATTTTTTGAAGGTTTTGTCTACTAAATCTCCCACTATTTTGGCATACTTGGAGGGGTTACTGCTTAATTTATATTCAGTAAAAGCCTCGGCAAAAAATTCATCAGCATTTGTGGAGGCATATCTTCCTAAAGATAGGTTGTAATTAGCTAAACCACTCGTGGCCTTTAACTCCTTATTGTAGGCTCTGAAATTTTTCATTATTCCGTCCCAAAATGAACTGTACTTACTATCAATCATTCCGTAAATATCCTTGTTTTCATATACGCCTAAAACGTGCGCAAATTCATGTGTTGTAGTGGCAATTAGATTCTTATCTTTATCAACTCGGCTCTTGCTTCTTATTATCATGCTCTTTGGATCGTAAAGCCTTTCAGTATAATGGTCGGTAGTGTTTCCAAAATTCATTTCCAATATAGGCCCGACCCTTGATGTAACTACGCGGCCATAATAATTTTTTGTTGTTTCAAAAATAACCTTTGGAGGGGTTTTTTGATATGCCGAAAATTTAGGTATCTCGTATTCGTTTAGCAGGGATTTTAACTGATTCAATTTTTCACTCAATTCCTTTCTCATATTTACGATAGGCACTGATACCGAATCTACCGGTATATTTTGCGTTATCCTAAATAGGCTCTTAACAATGCCCGGTGCTTCCTTGATGTTTTTCAATTCAATTTTATCTATAGGCGGCGGCGGTATTGGAAGATCAAAATTGCGCTTGGCGAAATCTTTATCCTTGGGGGCCACCTCAAAATATGGGTGCTTGGGTGAAAATATGTAACCATCTTTACCCGGATTCATTTTGAACTCGGGGGCTACATTTTCATTCAATTCTTTAGTTACTGACTTTACCCTCGCCTCTGATGAGGTCTTTACCTTCTCATACTTATCAATTTTTTCAAGGATGCAGCGACAATTAAAGTGGTTCAAGGGGCTATACTTATTCCACAGGGGATGATCTACGGGCAGGGTTATGCCATCTAACGGCCGGCATATCTCACTCGTATTTTTATCCATTACGGCCACATAGCGTAAGTAAGGGAATGTTTCTTTATCCGCTTCAATATCGTTCCATTGGTTGGCCTGTGTTGCTTGGCCTATTGCGGTATTGTATTCAGCCTTCAGCCAATCTACATTGTATTGGTCGTAAACCTTGCGTGCTTGCTCCTTGAACTCTTTAAAGTTCTTGGAATTAGCAGCCATTTGCGACATCTCCCTGCATTGTTGGTAGGTCTTGGCCCCGGAAAACAAATAAACATTGTTGCGAAGCGTGTCTAAAAGTTCATGATCGGTGCCACCAAAAGCGAAATCAGTCATATTTCCGCCATAACCGGCATATAAACCCTTCTCTAAATGCTTCCCGATAGCCAAATAAAGGTCCTCGGGTAAATCAGTAGAGGGATCAATAGACCCCTCATATACCCTCTTTAATAACTCCTCTATTTGCTTATCGGTATAGTTCATTCAAACGGGCCTTTATCTTCTTGCTCAACTTGTTTGATTCTTCTTCCCCTTCTTCCTTCTCCGCACCGGGTTTGAGAGGCTCGGGTATTTCCATCTTGCTCGTAGGAATACCGGTACGCTCTTGGAAATAGGCAGGGTCCATCTGAAGGCCGGCATTCTTCATTGTTTGGGCTATCTCTGCGGTTTTCTTGTTAGAATCATCCTCTCTCATTCGTATTTCTTCCTTCTCGGCATCGTTCTTAATCTCAAAATAATGGTCCTCGGGGATCGCAATACCCATCTCCCTCAAACGGGGCAGTAATTCGGTATTGATATTGTCGCACAGGAATCTATGGTCAATGGTTGCCACATCATCCAAAGCCTGTTGTACGGGACTTTCCTCACCTTGACCGGCTCCCAACTTACCGGGAACGCTATCAAGCGCATCGGCATGGCCTAACAGGATTTTTGATATTTTCTTCTCGCACCGGGATTCCAAAGATTCATAAATTTTGAAGCCTTGGCCATTACCCTTGGATTCCACTAAATCTAACTCATCCATCATATCCATAAGAATGTAGCCGGCTGAACCCATTTGTGCAAGGGACTGCTCAAATACGGCTCTCTCATCCTCATTGGTTTTTTGTGTCTTACCCACCCGGACCGGCATACCATACAACTCGGCTGCATCGGTATTGAATCCAAGCGTGTTGCGGCAAATAATTTCGTACATGGCTACTTTGTAGAGCAAACCATATCCTACAAGCGATACACCAATTTCAGTAGGAGTAGGTACCCATACATTCCACAGGCGGTAAGGCTCCTCTAAAAACTGCGCACCGGAAAGGGAATATACATAACTCGTTACGTTTTTACGATCGGGAGATACGTTGAAACGGCGAATAGTGGTCAGTTGGGGAAACTCATCGGCCACCAAATCCCCCAAACTAATAAGGGAATAGCCGTAAAATTGCGCATCCAAGACATAGCTGCAATACTGACTGAACCATCTTTTGCGGAATAACTTGGTCAATTTTTCATTCTCGGTCCCGGCGGCATTAACGATTCTGAAATCCTTTAAGAGGGTGAGATTCTTGCGGCGTTGCATACAGGCATCTACGTGTCCATTCAGCACTGTATCTATAAACATCCTCTGCATTCGTACACGATGGGGGTACCATGCCTGCTCTGCCTCTCCTATTGCCTCTCTCCAAGATTGAATGTCTTGGCGTATACGTTGTAGCTGAACAGGGGTTATGTAGCTGCGTAGATTCCTTTCGGGATTTTTATATTGCCTCCAATCTGACGGCCTTTGTTGTGAAAGCGGATTATCGGGTGTAGGGAATAGATAGTTCCGTACTTGCTGAAACAAATTTGCCATTAGTATGTGTTTATTTGTTTGATATTACCTCCAAAGCGGATGCGGTTGCCTTGATGGGGTTGTATTTTAGGTAAGGCCGGCGTAACATCACCATTGGCGGCCATTCGGAGCCATTTGATAGCATCGTCATAACGCTTAACGCGTAGGTCAGGGATATTCCTCGGGGCTATCCTGCTATGTACGTGGTAGAGAATAATGTCAATGATATAAAGAACCATTTGTTGGTCGCGCGTATCACCTACATTGTAGTGGTTAAAGTCCGTAGGCAATGTTCCTGCGCTGAAGATAAAAGGCGCACCGGTACCCCAATGTGCAAAGCCGTTCTGCGGATCATTAGGTGCTACATTGAGATATGGCAAATTGGCCACTACTCTATATTGCAGGGCTACATCGTGGCTCAATGCTGATGTTTGAACTTTTGCTTGGTAGGTATATCCATACCAAAATACCTCATCGCCGATATTGTAAAGTCCATTGTATTGGAAAACAGGAGCCGGAAATTTTACGTTGTAAATTTGATTGAGGCTTCCAATGTCATTCCAATAGTAAAGGTCAAAGGGACCGGGAGTAGTTACGGCGTGCATACACCTATATACGCGGCCGTTGTAGGAAACTACATCATCCTGCACATAGGTAGAACTGATGCTAAACAGGGGACCATTGACATATACCCGATCACCGGCGTTATATACTACATCGGGATTCCAAAGGTTGAGGTCCTTAAATTCATCGGTTAGGTCGTATTTTTGCGTTAGGTAACTTTTGGCTTCTGCCTCTCCTGCAAGTATCGCCCCGGAAAGTACTGATGGATCATTACCTATAATTTGCTGCAGATTTTCGGTCTGAATTGTCCTTGCTAAATCTGACGGGATAATATAAGCCATTGCATTGCTTTTACCAAAAGTAACAAATTTATATACTACAAAATCCCAAATAATTCACCAAATAAAAAAAGGGGCCGCCAAAAATGGCCTGCCCCCCTACCCGGTGTGGGATTTTGCTACTAACTAACCACAAAATTACATTGATTCCATTTTGGCTACGGCTTCATCATAGGTGTCAAAGAAAAACTCCTCCCCGTCCTCAAAAGAGGTTACTAAATACTCTACATCTCTGCCGAGCATGGAGCATATGGATATGCCATTTTCAAGGGCTATATAGACATATCCGGAATTGGGGTTGAACCCTACCTCCATGATTGAATCCCCATTGCAGCAATTTTCTGCATAGGATTGAAAACAATTAGCAAGCCCTTGGGCTTCGCAGTACTTCAGTTCATTGTCAAGGTTGTGAATTTGCATTTTGTTTAGGTTTATGGGTTTTAAATGAAACTAACGATAGTGCGGATCACGAAATAGCCAAAAGACAGGGCCAAAAATGCGTATGCGTATTTATCTGACTTGCTCATAAAAAGGGGGTTTATTTGTTTGAATTATTATACTCGTAGCCTTGGATCAATACCTTTTGGGTCCTAATCCATACGCCATCATAAAATGCCTCTAACTTAATCTCGTAGGCCAAATTGCCTATGAACGATACGTGTTCAGCCTTGCGTGCGCATTGCTCTCTATATCTCTCAATGGCCCGGTCATAATCATCGTAATTGATGTCTACCGAAAATTCGCTATTTAACTCTGATACTGTTACTTTATAGTTCAACATATGAAAAAGGTTAATGGGGGCCGTAGACCCCGGTGATTAATTGTTTATTTCTTTTGACCATTCGGGGTGAAGGTGATAAAAGGCTTCGGACAGGTAGATAATAACATATTGCTGATCTGCCATGAAATTATCCGTTTCATCAGTCCAAATAACTCCTTTCTTAACTAAAGAACCAAGTACGCCTCTGATAGTTCTCATCGGGATGCCGGTAGCCTTTGAAAGGTCATTAGCATCAACATCAGAAAATCCTGCCTCTGCATAAAGCATAGGAATGTAAGCATCAAGAACTTTTTGCTCTAACTCGGTGAATGTGGTTTGTGTGTTCATTTTTTTGTGGTTTTGTTTGACACAAAGTAAAAGATATTTTACTAAACAAACCAAATAAATGTGTAACTTTTTTTTACAATTCCGGGAAGGCCTCATTCAGATAGCGTATTATTTTTTTGCTAATAAGCGTTTTTTGTACCGGGCCGGCCCATTCTGATGGGCATAGATATGCCGCCCTTTTGATAGCGGATGAAATATTCCATGAAGGCAGTACACATAAAATAGTCAAAAAGATCAGTAAAGTGGCCGTACTTTTGATAGCGTACACCGGTCTTGCTTTCCGTTTCCATTTCTTTGGACTTGGTGCCATCGGCGGCCTCCTTCAGATTAACAAAATCTTTAATGGTTATTTTGTTGCTCTCGTCAATAAGGACCTTTATGCCCTCTAATTCTTTCTCAAAGATCGTGTTAATCCAATTACCCCTCATTACTACGGAAGGGTTATGGCTCATCACCCGGCTCGTTGGTTTGTAGTCCCTCAATTCCTCCATGATGAGGCGGTAAAAGTTATAGCCCTTCTCTAACTTGGTATCTTCCTTGTTAGCGGTAGCATCCCCATAAATGAACAGGCCGGATTGATGCGCCGGGTAACGCCGCTTGAACTCATTGCATACGGCCTTGATTGTGTTATTGGGGTTTTCGCCGGTTATCTCATCAATCATAAATACCTCTTTATCCCGGACTTGGAATATACCCATAGGTAAGTAGGGGTTTACGTTATCATCCCACGAAATATGGAGGGCTAACTCCGGATCATATTTGCATTTGCCTATATGCTTATCAAGTTCAAAGCACTTGTAAAACTCGCCACCGGTTTTCAGTTGGAGATTCCAATTACCCTCTACGAATACCTCGTATTGGTAACGCGGCATATTTTTGAGGTTTTCCTTGTATTCCTCGGTTAGGTTTGGGTTATCGGTAATCTTGGAAGGTATGTAAAGCCAATTATCCGGTAGGGACCCCTTTTCCCATTGGTCATATACTCTGCGCTTAATCCAATTATCAGCCGGGTTGCAAGTGGCAAGTATAACGGGCTTGGGCCTTGGTTCACATTCCCACCGGCCGGCCCTACCGAATGCAATATTGAGGGTAGCCTCTTGGCACTCGTTTATTTCCTCAAATAGAAAGCCGTTTACCTCCAATCCTTTGAGCCATTGCAACTCCTTGTCTTTGTCGTAGTTTTCGCCCTTGAACATAATTACCGATCCATTGGGGTGCCGATATTCGTAAGGTGAAGTACGCAGGGTGCCGGATGGGTTTAGCTTGGTGAATGAGGGTATTGTGGTAATCCTAATCTTTTCAAGGTCCTCACGTATCACGCACCATCTACTACGGGGAAAGGCTTGGCACATGATTAGCAGGGCTGACAGGCCCCAAAAAGTTTTGCCCCCACCCATTGCACCGCCGAACAGGATAAACGCATATTTCTCCATGGCGATAGCATCCATAGCCTCATTTTGCTTGGGACTGAATTCGATCATACCTCAATTTCTTTATCACCCCATTTGATTATGGTTTTGGTTAGGGCTTCACCGGAATGCTCAATTTCATGCTTCTCTACATAGCCGCGCTTCTTGGCTTTGGTTTTGAGGTAGAAGATAGTGGCCACTGTATTGCCATCTCTTATCTGCCTATGCAGTTGGCTTTCTACGAAGTCAATACATATTTCGGATATTTCGTCTACGGCTTCCCGGTAGGCGGCATCTTCCTCCCTCCACCGGTAATGTGTCTGCCTTGATATACCTACCCTTTTGCAGGCTCCCGTTACTACCCCTAACGTGCTTTCAAGGGCTAAAATCATCGCCCTTTTTAATTCGTCACTTTTGTCACTCTCTTGGGACTGCACTACCGGGCTATTATCTTTGTTTTTTTTCGGCATCTTCAATCAGTTTTAGGATTAAAAAAAGGGCCTCATCCGAATTTTCTACATCGTGATGGGCTGATATATTGCTTACTCTCGTGGCTATGCTTTTGATATGTCGGTCGGTTTGTTGGCTGCCCCTTAACCGGCGGCCCTCATCCCCATGCCCTTGTATTTTTACGATTATTGGTGAGGCTGCGGTGATGAATGTTGAATTAGTGAACCGGTCCCCCTCATATATGTTTATTTTATCATAATTGCGGACCATAAAAGCGGCTATATCCTTTACGGCGGCCATGGAGAGGCGGTCGCTTCCTTCAAACGTGGAATTATCGTATTTCCCTATTATGTTAACCAAACTATTAGAGTGGTAGTATATCATGCCTATTTTGTAGGTTAAATTGGCTCCCTTTAACTTTATCAGTTGTTTCATAACCCAAGTCTTGCCTACTCCACAGGCTCCAATTAAAAGTACATTCATCGTATGTAGTCGTTATAGCGGTTAGAAAAACAGTCATATTCCTTGTCCATCATAATAACCTCGCCGGTAGTGAGGTAGTGATTCTGCTTCCGGGGATCAAGGCCGTAATCCTTGGGGTTATCCTCTATGCGCAGGTGCTTGGGCAGGGATTCCTTGCGGCATTGCCAAAATATATCAAACTTACAGGGATCGCGCCATTTTTGGGTAGCGTAAACAATCCTTTCGTAGAACATATCATTGTAAACATTGGGGTATCTGCGGTTAGGCCGGTGCCATGACTTATAGCAACAAAGGGTAGATTCAAGGGTAAAAAAAGACAGGTCCGGGTGAGGGTATTTCTTCCCGGCATCTTGTATCAGCCTGTCGGCTTCCACCTTCAGCCACGCTATGAACTGCTCATCGTACTTAACCGGCTCTTTCCACCAATCCATATCATCGCGGCCCAATACCTTGCAGAGGCCATTGCGATGGGACCGGCTGCCGTCTATGTCATCAAGGAATAGGCTATTGCAGTCAATGTGCAGCCCGGCTATTTTGAGGTATTCGGTATAGGAGAAAGTAGCAAGGCGGCCAAAACTGAAAAAATTGGTTATTATGTTATCCCATAGTTTTGTGAAGTTATCGTAATGGTTAGGGCTATCGGTGAGGGCTTCAAAGTATTCCTCTTGGGTGCGGCCGGCAAGATTTTCCCGGTAAGACATTACACATTGTTCAAATGTGTTCTTTACATAGCGGCGATCGGTGTCCCACCCTAATTTTTCATAATGCTTGCGGAACCATGCACTGAACTTGGTCATATCAATTTTGTGCAAATCGGGAAATTGCTCAAATATCAAGTAGGTAGTTATCACATTCTGACTGCAGCCATTGATGAAGGCGAACCATAAACGCTGCTCATGGCTCATGCCTAACTTGGCAAATAGGTAGGGGAAAGCGTAATATACCGCGCCGGGATGGGACCGGTATTTGAGATGAAAGGCATAAAAGCGCAGGAATACCTCACGCCGGTGTTGAGGCAGGCGAAAGTCCATGCCATATTGTAGGTCGGAAATAGGCTCTACGCCGTTCAATTCACAATAACTGCCGATTTTTACCATAAGTATTTAGGCTCGTTACCTACGATCCAAAAGAGGGTATTTTCGTTCCAATATTGCTCAAACTTGTGGGGGTAGGACTTTATGTAATTGAGGCATTTGCCCTCATACCTCGGGTGCAGTTCCACGCCATCTATTTCGTATGGCATCCAATCCTCGTAAGTACAATATCCTTCGCCATTGGGATTGAAGTGCAGTACATCTATACCTTTGGGGTTAGAGGTATTAAGAAAGCGGTAATTGAAAGCCTTGTTGACCGGCTTGCCTATCACCCGGCTTATTAATTCAAGGCGATGGGGTATGTAGTTCAGATTCTTGCTCCCATTGTTGCCAATGCCCATAAGTATAACCCTTTTGAGGGACTTGGGCATCTTATTGAAAAGGCCGTACATAATTGAAGTAACGGAATTGCAACTGCCACAGGGAATAATTATTGTTTCTATGTGGTCGGGGATATTATTTACTTGGATTGAACCGACCTTATGAAATCCTTCTATGCGGTCGGGGGGGTTGAGGCGATCATCAAGGGTTATGTTTGTTTCAAGTACCTCATGTGCCGGTATCTTCTCCTTGAACTGAAAGCACTTTGATTGGAGGGCCTTGGCGTAGCCTATGTTAGTTACAATGAACTTGGCCCCGGCCTGCTCTGCCAACTGCATATTCTTGTGCTTCATGTAGTCCTTGGCACCGGTAACGATGAGGCATCCAAGATCATAATGCTTGCAGATAGAGGATATAAAAGGGTGTTGGGGGCTGCCTACTACGGACCCGGATATTACTCCCCGGATTCCCTTCTCCTTTACCCACCCATTGACAAGCCATAGGCATTGGCGCAATTTGGAGCCATTGATGGAGTGATAGCCCAATGGGGCAAATTTATCCTCTCGCTTGTACCATATGCCGCCTATCTGCTCCACAGGGGTGAGATTCCAAAGGTAGTTTTCCCACCGGGATATTGAACGATCAATGCTATGAACCGGGAAAATGCTATTCATTGGTCAGGAATGCTTTAAGGGGATAGAATACAAGGGAATTGCGATAGCCACCGGGTGCAAGGGGTATGATGGGGGTAACGCCATGAATATTGCGCCACGCCGGGTAAACTAACATGGAATTATCTACGCTATCCATTGTAGCCCCATAATCGGGGACTGTGGTGCCGCCGCCCTTACTATTCTGCCGCTTGCAGATAATTACATTTACGCATCCTTTGATATTGGCATGGTCTACATGGAAGGGAGCCGCTATATTGAAATTGGAGATACTGCTCGTGAACATCCGACCAAATTTCCATTGCTTGGGGACCTTCTCAAATATTTCCATCTGATTCTTGTAAATGTTGGGGGCTATGGTCTTGATTAGTTCCTCCGATTCAAAGCAGGCCATCATCATCGCCTTAACAAAGGTTTGGGCTGACTTTACTTGGTGAACGCTGCTGATTGTAGGGTAGGGCCTTCTCATATGCGGCTTGGGGGGTACTGAACCCAAGATAGTGGAGTATTGGAGTACCTCGTGTTGAGTGTCGTGGAGGCCGCTGCTACGCTTCATCGTGGACTTGGGGACCCGATCGGAAAGCAATTCATGATTAGCAAGGGCAATGATCTTGGTCAGTTTTTCTGAATATTTTGAAATATCCCTGATAAAGAACCCTATTACCTCATCATCTGAAACAAACAGGCTATCCTCGGTGATATTCGGCTCAATGTATTCGCATACATCACCAACTTTTACGTTGTGTTCTACTTGCTTTAGTTCAACTATTTTCATTTTTTTCTTTTTTAGTTCCAAAATAATAACTGAATATCATTAGCACCAATGTCTTGATTAGGTCAAATAATTGGGCATTTTGGTCATCCGGGATCAGTTTAATTCTCCACGCTATCACCTTGTCTACTATGTAGAGGGCCACCAATGAGGTAAACACCAATAGAATGAACCTTACAAGTATCTCCTGCGTATTGTTGGCAAATAGCTTATTAACGTAGTAGATGGCAATGGATATGAAAAGCAGGGCCATAACTATGCCCAAAATCATTATAGCGTTGCTGCCGGATGAAAACATATCTAAATATTTTTTAATGCTTGCAGGAATACCCTACCTGACTATATTTATCTATCCTCCCATCATTTCATCAATCACATTGTCAACATCCTTACCTGCACTTTTTAGCAAATCTTTTGTTGTATCCGCTTCTTCTCCCATTGCCACATTTACCGCATCTTTTACTACCGCTATTGGAGTAAGTGCTGTTTTTATTGTTGCACTAACAATACTTGAAAATAGTCCCATATTATTTAATTTTTTTTAATGCTTCAAGAAATACGCCCCCTATATATATACCCCGTATACGGGCTTCCTTTTCAAGTTCCTTGGCTTCTATGTAGCGTAACCCGAACTCAATCTGAATAGCCTTCTTTACACCGCTGCTCATAGCATCCATATCGCCGGACAGGTCTGCGTAGTCAAGGGCTGAATAGTCAAATGTTTCCTTACCGATCCACTTATTGAATAGGTCGGTGTCCCAATCCTGCTCAATGGCATCATCATCCCATTCGCCATAACTGATATTGTCCTTGATGATTAACTCCCTGCGCTTATCCTCGGGCAGATCAACCATAATGGCAGGCACTTGCTCCCACCCTAACTCCCGGCAAGCCCGGTAACGCATATTACCGCACAGGATATTCATTTCGGTATCTACAACCAATGGCCGGACATTCATCATTTCCGGGAAATCCCGTATAGAGGTTAAGAGGGTTTGATATTTGTAGGTATCAATAATGCGAGGGTTGGCTACATCTAACTTGAACTCGGAAATTTCGTACTCTTTTACACGCATAGGGCTTCTTTTAAGGCATTAATGAAAATGGCAGGAATGTCGCGACCTTCACCCCTCAACTTTTTGTAGATGGCGTTGGCTTCATCGTAATCATCTATATCAAACTCAATTTGGATAATCCGCTTGTCGGCCTTCTCATCCTCGGCTTCCTGTTCGGCTTCCGGATCATGGGCTGCGGTGCTTGTACCGGATTCCTCATGGTCATCCTCTAAAAATTGGGTAGGCTGCCATACATTAAGGCCCCACTCGGTAAGTTTGTCGTTGTCGTAATTGTTGGCAAGTTGGTCCCAATCCCATACGCCATAGTTAGCGTTGTCTTTGATGATAAACTCCTTCTTTTGGGCAGGGGTTAGGCCGGTAACTTGCATTACTTGGACCCTCTTTACGCCGGCCTCTATGCAGGCTTTCCATCTCATGTTGCCTCCGAGGATCATATTGTCCTCATCAATTACTATATCCCGTATGGAAAGCATTTCGGGAAAGTCCTCAATGGACTTAACTAATTGCTTGAACCTATGGTCCTTGATGATACGGGGGTTTTGGGGATTAGCCTTAATTTCATTAACCTTTAGGGTTAATACTTTCATGTTCATGGTGTGTGATTTTCGTAAAAGTACAAATTAATTTACTGATATTATCTACCTAATACGAGCATGGCGGCATCTCGGCTATGTTCATTGGTTTTTTTATTCCACTTGGATATAATACTGAACTGCCCGGCCCCTAATTTTGTCTTGTTATTCTTGGGGGCTACCATTTCAAAATGTGCGCCAATGTCGGTAAGAAAATCCTCCCATATTTTGGCATCACGTTTTACGGAACCGGCTCCCTGTAACTGCTCCCGGCCGGAATTACCAAACCATTTCCTCTTACGTGCATCTTCAACCCGGACAAAGGTCATTCGCGGATTTTCCATTACTATATGCCTAACAAGGTCTATGGCTTGATGGATCATTAGCGTATCTACATCTTCAAACTTTTTTTCCAATGAATCCCAAAGGGCAAAGCCGGTATTAACGCCGGTGTCAATTCCAATGTAGTACCTATAATTCTTGTTATTCATCCTACCGCTTGTATTTGATTATATTTAAGTTCCACGTAAGTGTGGACCGGAATGCCGCAAAATTCGTCTAATTCGCCGTTTAAATTCAAATCTAATAAAACCTTTATGGTGATGCCCACTCTTATCTCTATTGGAGGCCTATGATACTTGAACATAAATTCATTCAAGGTCTGCTCCATTAAATTGATTATCTCATTAGCGTCCGGGCTTACCATCGTCTAAAATTTTAACCCGATCCAAATGGACCGGGAACCGATCATTATTTTTACCCTCTACTATCAAGACATTCATACGAACCGAAATTATCAATACTTTGTCGTTTTTTTTACCATATAATTTACACCCTTTTCCATAGCTGAATATATCTTCTAACAGGACCGCATACATAATTTAGTAGGTTTTTCATTGAGTACAATATTGTAACTGAAGTAGCCACAATTAAAAATACAGGAATACCTACTATAAAGAAGTAAAGTACCTTTAAAAACCATGCGGAAAACTGAATAAGTATTGTTAAATATTTTTTCATTTGGAAGCGTTTATCATTGAGCAATGGGGACATACGGCTACGGCTATCTTTTTTTTGAAAAGAGTAATAGTGAAAAGGGCCTTGCAGCCCTTACACTTAACCCATATAGGTATTATCTTCATCATATGCGGCGGTCTGAACCTTTCAGTTCAATGATATTAAACATTTCCCTCATGCGAGATACAACCCGATCGCCATACCTCTCCTTAATCATTTGCGGATTAAGGTTGGAGGTTATGTGTGTTTCGTGAAAGTCCAAGCCATTGTCATAGCGATCAAGTAATATCTGCTCAAATACGTTTTTCTTATTGCCGTAATTATTTGCTGATTCGGATTCGGTACCGAGATCATCAAAGCAGATACCCTCAACCGGCTGAAAAAAGTTATCTATGTTCTTTACGAAGGGGGTAAGAGAATGGCTCATGGGCTCAATAACCTCATGGCCGTATTTAACGTATTCGCTTACCACCTTGCGGCATGAAATCAACTTATAGCAGCATCTTTTGTTCTTCATAAAAAGTTCCATTAACTTGGTCTTTCCTACCCCTACGCTACCAAAAAGGAATAGGCCCTTGTTCAAATCCATCTTAACCCCTATCCCGTTAAGTTGAAAGTCATTAAACCGAGCATCCCTGTTGAAATAAAAGGTCAAAGCGTTTACATACTCGCGGTTGGAGGCATCCAAATTGAAGCCCAATGTATTCATGCGATACTTAATAAAATCAGAATACACCTCGGTAGCCCATGGCTCCCGGTAAAAGTTTGCCACGTTCTGCCTTTCCCTTTCGCGCCTTTCGTGTTCAAGTACTTCTGCCTTCTTTGCCTTGGCCTCCCGGATCAAAGCATCTAATTCCTCCGGCGTTAATTCTACATCGGAAGGGGTTACAGGATCAGAACCCTTTGGTAAGTTCGGTTGGGAGATCATTTCTTCCATTGCTTGTGTGAGTGTTTTTTGCATTGTTGTTGTTTTTCCAATTTATGATAAAATTCTTTACGAGATAGCCCCATTGCTTAACAGGGGACCCATTTAGGACCCACCCAATGGCTTCGTACTTATTGTAAAAATGCTCGGCCATTTCCATTGTACCGCCCTGCTGAATGAATACGCGTTGTACCTCACCCTTTGGCGGCGCGTATAAAGGCCGGGATTCAATAATGTTTCCCCCTACAACCCCCTTACTTAATTCATTTATATTTTCATTTTCATTTTCATTTTCATTTTCAGTAAGGTTTGTTGTAGGTAAACCTATAGGTATATCATTAGGTATTGCATTAGGTTTTCTACCTCCCTTTTTTCCGTTGTTGCGCCGGGATTCGGTAAAATGTTTGCGCTTTTCAACCTCATCCTCTAACCTCGGGTTATACCAATTACCACTCTCGTCAATACTAAACTTTGAACGTAGGCTATCCGAAATAAAACCTACGACAAACCTAATGGTATCTTCTTGCAATCGCCCTTGCTGATGCATAAGGCAAAGTATGGTAATGTATCGGCCCCGATCTTCAAAATTTAAGGTTAAAGTTCCGGTAAGAAAATCTGAACTATAGAACAGGAATGCAGGGTCTTTAGCCATTGTCTTGATTTTTTAAATATTCACTTTCATACACGTAGTTCTCTGAATCATTTACATGATTAAGTTGGCCATCAACATAGCCGGCATTGTAATCTATAACCCTTTGGGCTCTCTCCATTGCTTTGGCTTGTTTAATTTCTTCATCATACATTGTTTGAAATGTAATAGATAATTTACTTGCTAACCATTCAACTGCTGTTTGTTGTTTCATTTGTTATAGGTTTCATTGTAGTATTGTTCTCCATTTTCAAAATCTCTACCTGTTTCTTTAGAATAGAAATATGCATAATCACCATCATCCCAAGCCTTACTTATCTGCTCTTTCTCCATTGCTTTGGCTTGTTGAATAGTTATATACAATTCTACAAGTTCAGCTCCTTTAGCATTAACTACATTAAGGTTTTTCATTTTTTCAAGCAACCATTCTACTGCTGTTTGTTGTGCCATAGTTTGTATTTATCTTTTATTGTGATTATAAATTCTTTTATAGGCTCTATTGTAATAACCTATTGCTGTAACTCTTTTTTCATTATGCATCCAATGTTCAAACTCGTCATTCGCCCCATGCCGATAAGCATGAACTATTTGCTCTTTTTCTATTTCTTTTGCATTTTTAATTAATTTATAATATATATCTCTCGGCAATTCCATATACATTATATCACCTTTCCATACTTTATCTATTTCTTGTTCTAACCATTCAACTGCTGTTTGTTGTGCCATATAATTTAGTTTAAAAAAAAGGGGCATACTGACGGGAGAGATCAGTAGCCCCAAAACAACCCACAAAATGCAGCAGGATTCTCCCATACCCGGCTGCACCTTTGAACAAAGGAAAACATTATTTACTAAACAAACAAATCAAATAAAACATTCATCCGCTTTACTTGACCTCTTACGGAAAAAACCCTCATATTGAGGATAGTCCTTCATGAAAAGCCGGCTATACCATGGCTTGAAATCGTTGTTAATTTTGAAATCATCGCCGGAAGCCGTTATTGGCGTTTCCCACCGGATCACATTAAAGATAAATTCAGCACTCAAATGCTTAAATCCCTTCTCAATGCTTCGGAGGGCATATCTCTTGAAAAATTCATATATGTGAGGGTTTTCATCATGATAGGCCTTGAACCTCTTATATTGCGCGCTTTCAAGGTTTTCAAATAGGTTAATCTGCATCATGGGTGTTAATTTGAATGTCAATCCAATAATCTGCCTTTCGGCGTGCTTCCTTAACATCTTTCTTCCATCTCATTATAATGGTCTGCCTGTGCAGGCGATCGGTAAAGCATTTATACCTCACCGGCTCCCCATTACAATAAAGGGTGAGATGCCCCCCCACCTGTGAAGGCGGCATCCCCCATTTACTTTCAGTCCTCATGTATAATCAGATTAGGAAAGCGATCAGATTCAAACTTATTGAGCCATTCGCGACATTCCTCAACCCTCTTGTACATCTTCTGAATGTCATCATCGTTGCGGTCAATAGTGAACTCAATGAGCCTTTCATCCAAAGGAATGTCATCAAAGCGCATGGAGGCTTCAATCTTTTCGCAGGCTTCATCAAACAACTTATTACCGGTAGGATCAATAACGCCCATACGATACATTAATTTGCGCTTCTCATCCTCAATCATAACATCGGGGGTATTGACAAGGCAATATGCCAACTTTGCCGACCTTGCGCCGGTAAGGGCCATATAGCCCTGTAATTGCCAATAATACATCTTGTTTACATCTTTGGTTAGGACCCTCATAAAGGTGTAAATATCCCAACTGCTTTTAATGTCAATGATAAGATCAGCCGACATAATGCTCTCACCGGAAAAAAGATCGGGAGTACCTTTGATATATTGATTAGCTAAATGCTTCTCGTTCTTCTTAAAATACTCTTTTTTAACCCGGCTATAAAGGGTAATTGAATCTTCCTCTACGGCCAAACCTTTCTCTATGAACTTGGATTGAATGTCCTCCTGACGGCCATACTTGTTGGCCACGTATACATCAATCAAATGGGTTTTGGTTGTTTCGGAAAGGGGGTCTGACTTGGATCGGGATTCGGTCATGATATTTCCAAGAGAACTGCATCTGAAGTGGGTGTTTGTAAAGTTCATTTTAATTCGTTTTCTGAAAGTTCAACAAATTTGGATTCATATAATTCGGCCTGCTCGGGCTTGACATGGGGCTGAATTTTAATCAACTCGGCCGTAGTGGTAGCATCAGAAATCATAAGGGCTACGCGCTCCGCTTCCTTGTCAATCTCTACCGGCTCGTTATCAATGTAGGTTACATCGGTAGTGTCGGCATCGTTAACCAATGCTTGGTCCGTAATAACGGCCTTCTGCATTTCAATGGAGAGAGGCGCGAACTTGGACAAAAGCAACTTGATAACAGTCTTGGAGGCCATGGTGTCAAAATCGGTCTGCCATAACCCGGACTTGTGGCTAAAGGTCTTGGAATACTTGGCCCCATGCTTCTTTAATTGTTCAAGGGTCATGTAGAAGGTAGCCTCATAGCCATTGAGTAACCTAAACTTGGCAGCATAGCCCACTAATACATCGGACTTTTGAGTGAAATCAAACTCATAACCATCCAAAGGGTTTTCGTTGGTTATTTGGCCTTGGTAGATGGGAGAGGCATAAATGCTCTTGAATTGCCCGGATCGTTGAGCAAGTTGAATGAAGCCCTTATACCCCATTTGGAATTGGGCTACGACCTTGTAGGTGTTATCGGGCTGCTTGGTGTTGTAAGGCACAATGTAGGCAAATCCCAAGTTGTCGTTAAGGGGCAAATCTAAAGTTGCCGCGACTGCTGCTGCTTGGTAAATGCTTCCGGCATCGGCCTTGGATAACAAAGCATTAGAATGAACAATCTGCAATACTGATGTGCAGAATGAACTTGAACGCTTGCCAAGTAATTCCTTAAACTTGGCTTGGACTTCGGGCCTCTCAAATAGGGCCTTGACCGGGTTTTTTGGCCCCGGCGTTACCATTTGGTTTGTACTCATCGTTTAATTATTGATGTGGTGAAAAAATGCTTTCTTTGCAGCCGGTTGGATCAACTTAATCATCTGACTTGCATAGTAACTGATGAGGCGATCGCTAACGGCCTTCTTTGTTTCAACATCGGACAATAACTCATGCCTCTTTGTAAATAACTTAATGTTTTCAAATTCGCCGGCCTTGTCGTACTGATGTAACCGCCATTTGGCCTCAAATAGGTTGCGGTCTGCCCGGTCCATAAGGTCTAAAATACGCAGGCATTTGGTGTGCAGTTTTGTGTGTTGTTCTTTGATCATGGTGTGTTGTTTTTAATCTATGAAATGATTCGTTTCGCGGTCGTAAATTTCATCAGCCAAATATTCATGCAGATCAATATATTGGAACGCATACTGAATCAAGATCGCCTCCCTGCGAGCCGTTCTAATCTGCTTTCCGCTATAATGACTTTTACCTACTTGAATCCAATTAATTGAAAAATCACCCCACTTATCGCGTGAAACATTCATCTCTATAGGCTTCCCGTAATCAGAGGTAAAATTGACCGATGTTGTAATTGTGTTCATGCAGCCAAGTTAGGAAAAGATTATTTACTAACCAAATAATTCAGTAATCTTTTTTTTACTTTCAAAATTTCATTCGGTAAAGATCATTGGCAAGCCGTTGGGCAGCATCCTTCATGATCGCCTTATCGGATTCCGAAAAATCAATGGGCTTACCATTGCCGTCAATACCTCTCATCTTGTGAGTATAATTTCTGACCTCGGGGCAATACTTATTGAAAAATTGACAGGCCGGTACGAGAGTAAAAAATTCTTTACGCGTTAGTTCCTTAATTACATCCATAGGTGCAAATATAGTAAAAGACATTTTACATAACAAAAAACCCCCATCATAAATATGACAGGGGCCTGTATATGGATGAACTAAAGCCTATATTTTTACAAAGCCATGTTCGTCTACTTTCTTGGCTTCGTGCAGGGCAAGTAACTGCCTAACGGAATACCCAAATGCCTTTTGAAAATGGGGTGCATCATAAAATTTCCAATCGCCGCCCCATTCCCATCCATGCTGCTTGAATATGGTTACTATTTCCATCCAATCGGACTTACCATCCTTATCATAATCGGTCTTGGTGTCCCACTTGGCATCCTTGCCATCTACAATAAGCACAATATCCAAAGCCAAACCATAGTTATGAAGGGATAGGCCGCCCTTGGCATTGGTAACGATACCACCGGGCTTGGTACGGCCCTGTGCGTAAAGTGCATCCTGCTCGGCAAAAGTGCGAAGGGTATAGGTAAACCTACACATGGCGCGACCGGTTAAAGAAGCGCAAATTTCATCGTAAATCTCATATACCTCATCCCTAACCTTGGGGTGAAGTAACTTGATACGTTCTAATGTTTTTTCATCCTTCATTACTTAAATTTTTTGGTGATAGAAGCGATCAAGGTCAATACCAATACGGCAAGCCCTATGAAGTTCATTACTAATGAGGATCGTTTCTCCTTTTCGCATTCATCGTTAATTTGAATCTGCCTCAATATTTCGCCTTTTAAAGTGCTTATTTCAGCATTCTTGGAGGCCAATAGCGTGCGATCAACAATGGTTAGGCGAAGGGTGTCCGGCTTGCGCTTGGGTATCTTAACGGAAGCGCGGCCCTCTAAATAAGCCTTGCGAAGGGCCTCATCGCATTGGCCTTGGTATTCCATTCCGAGGCTATCTATGATATTGTTCAGTTCCTCTTGGTTCAGAACCGGTACCGCGTAGGGAACGCTATCAACCTGACCCGGCATCCATACTTGAATGGTGTCGTTAGCACAGGGGTATAGGTCCATGACAAAGGGCCTCACGCGATCAATTAAAGGTCGCTTGGCGGTAACCCTTTCAACGGCTGCGTTATCCTTGCGAACTACACAGGCTGACAGGACAATAACAAAGCACATTACATAAAACCTCATTCGCCATCTTTTTTAAGCAACTGACCATTGCTATTGCTAAATACATTTTTCAGAATGTAGCTAACTCCTGCGGTAAGGCCAATGAGGGCATGGGCTTTCAGTTCGCCTGCGGTTGGAAGATGGCCGGCATCCAAGACTGTTACAAGGCCACTCAATGCTGCGGTGAGAAAGGCTACGATAAAGCCATGAATAGCATCACGCATATTCAGTTGGCCAAAGTTTGACTGATTCATATTATTGGTTTTAATTTTGTATTCCTTGTTGTACCTCCATGACTACCATGGAAGTCAAAAGCCGCTTACTATTCTTATACACCTCGGCCTGTAGCTGCCACTTACCGGCTATGTCCAAATCGGCTAATTCAGTATCGTAAACAATATCATTACCGGAAATTGTTGCAGGCCATGCACCGGCTATACCTCCGGGCTTAACGTATAGTATATTGGCTTCGGATGATCCGGCTAATGAATCGGATGAGGTTAACCGAATTTCAATATTTGATTTTGTGTATATCATATAAACTTGATTGGGCTTGTAAAAGAATCTTGTACTCGCACCCTCATTCTATAGAGTGAAGATAAGGAAATAGTTGAATTGTAGGCATCTTGTAATCCAATACGCTTGACTTGCGTTTCAGCGAGATCATATACCAAAACTACGCCGGATTGGAGGGTAACGCGTAGGATTATTGTTGGAAGGCCGGAATAAGCAAAGCGAACCCGGTTGCCGGTAAAGACAAAAGTACCTTTGTCTGCGCTAATTTTAAATACCTCTTTGAGAGAGGCATCTGCACCGGCTAAAGCAAAAGTCCCGGCATTGACTTGGAACTTAATCTGCCTTAATACTTTCAATTCTGCATCGTAACCGGTTAAAGCAAAAGCCCCATTACCGGCCGCAATTACGTGTAGATAGGCAAATTGAGCCGCTTGACCGCTTACATTAAAAACACCGGCTGCGCCTATAATCTTGTACGCATTGGTCTTGGGCAGTTGAGCATCGTTCCCGATTAGAGAAAATGTCCGGGAGAGTACCGGCATCCTACGGGTAGCCTTCGGCCCGGCATCCTTACCCGACAAGTTAAAATTAATGGGCTCTGCATCAATATGAAAGGCTTGGCCACCGGCTTCAATTAATTGAACATCTTGGCCGGCAAGGGCAAAAGCCTCTACATTAGCAGATATACGCCTGTCGGCTTCAGCATTAGCGGATATTCCGGTAAGAGTAAAGGCGGCTACCGATGCTGCTATGCGGTAGGACTTGCGAAGGCCGGAATCTTGCCCGGTTAAAGTAAACTGACCCTTAACAATCGGTATGTACTTATTTGCTTCAAGTAAAGCATCCTGCCCGGTAAAGACATAGGCGCGAACATCAGCAATAACCTTACGTGCCGTTTTAAGCGCATTATCTACGCCGGATAAAGTAAAGGCCCCGACATTAGCCGCTACCTTGCGAACTAAATTAAGGCCGGCCGCAATGCCTGTCAGCGTATAAGTACGCGAATCAGCCGTAATCTTACGGGTAGTCCTCAACCCGGCATCTTTCCCGGACAGGGTGAAGGTTTGTGAAACAGGCATTATTTCATGCCCAAAATTTAAGTTAGCATCTTTACCCAAAAAGGAGAATGCGCCTGCATCCGCAATCATTCTACGGCCCTTGGCTAATACTGCATCTTGACCCAATAAGGAAAAACTACTTACATCACCGGTTATCCTTTTATTATCTAACAAATTAGCAGCCTGCCCGGTGAGAGCAAAGGTCCTAACATCAGCGATCAGTATATAGTTAGCGGTATAGGTAACTTGTATCTGACACGAAAAAATATCAACTGATGGAGAGGCATCGGTACTATTAAAACCAAAAGCATCAAGTGCGTTGGCTCCCACCCCGTTCACATCGTTCACAGTCCATGCAACACCGGTACGGGGATTAGTGGCAAAGTTATCGGTACGTTGAACGGCTACGCCATTGGTAGGGTTGTGGGTAGCAGCATTGTATGCAGTACCTCCAATTCGTAAACGTGCGCCTATATTTGAATTTGCAGAGCCATTTCGGTCATCGTAATAAAGGACTTGAACGGAAATAGCAGTAGCAATGGCAGGAATGTTAAAGGCCGGATACCCAAAAAGGATAGTTCCGGCCGTAGTACCATGAATCAGTACGTCACCCGTACTTGTTGGATAATCGTCAACAAGCGTATAACGGGTACCGGCCGTTCCTGACCAAGTACCCGTTGCAGCAATATCCGAAGTAGGATTCCGATTCTGAGTAGCCATTCATTATTGGAGTGTCAATACGCCGTTGGTTGGATCAAAGTCAACTGTGAATGTTTCGCCGTTTGCAAGCGAAATTGAACTTGCATAATCATACCACCCGATCAATTCCTTGTTGGTTGCAGTATCGTTGTAGAGTACTACATAACGGAAAGGGCCTATGGCACCGGTTGCGGTGAATACTACATCGTTCAGTACCAATTTATAAAGGCCGCCGGTTTGGGCAGATGATACCTGCGTGGCTTGGGAGCCGCCTGCGGTATATCCGTTTCCTGCGGAAATTTCAGTAAGGTTAGCCTTTACACTATTTCCTGCGACAGGTGCTGAATTGGTTAGCATTACCTTTAGGACATCGGTGCCTAAATTGTGTACCTTTTCGGCAAGGGCTTCTACGAAAGAATCAAATTTGTTAAAAGTTGCCATTGTGTTTTATTTAATGATTATTTACCCAATCTTGAATGAAAAATGCGGCTACTGCCACTATTGCTCCCACTACCCACCATATCAATTTGTCCACTTGCCTACGCCATTGTTCAAGCCCATTTACGCGGCCATTGGTCTTGGTAGTTTGGACAAGTATTTTGTCCAACTTGTCATCAAACTTTTTGTCCATTGCTTCAAGGCGATCTATCACCAACTGTTGAATAGGGTCCATCTTTTTAGTTTATTATCCTCCTTTTGTAACGAGGGTTGTTAGCCAATATGTGATTAAAAATAGGTGTGGCATCGGCTTCCCATTGATTGAGAACATCAGCCGGAATCCATTGGTTAAAATCAGAAATAACGCGGCCGTTCTTATCCTGCAGGGTAACATAGGTATTGCAGCCGGAAAGCGTGTCTGACTTGACATTTAGGGCCACAAAATCCATTGAATAAGCAGTATCACCCTTTGCAGAAGCGATAACGGGCTGAACTAAAATACCGCCTATTGGCTTGATAATAGTGTCGGTATTTACGATCACAGTATCCATCTGCGCTGATGCAGAGAGGGAAAACAGGACCGAAATAAAAAAGAGGGCTTTTTTCATCTTCTATTTGGTTTTAGTTGAATCTATTTTAACATTTTCTTGTATGTTCTTTTGGAGGCTATCAATAGAGCCGATGATATATACCGCTTGGTTATGCGGCATTGAGGATTGATTAACAAGCCCCTTAATCTGCTCTAAATTACCCCAATGATACTGAATTTGGGCTTCAGTAAGGCGAATAGTGAAGTACTTTTCTGCGGCAAAAGACATAATTCCGAGTGCTGACAGGATCATAATTGCTTTTTTCATCTTGGTGTGGTTTAATTTTCAATAAAAATAAGGATTAATTTAATCTAACCCATGTAGTTCCATTGTAACCCCACCATCCTACCGAGGTGATTGTGGTACCATTTCCGTTGTTGGCATACACCATCAACCCGGCTGCAGGACTTGATATTGCCTCGGCTTGGGCTCCGGTCATACGTGGCGGCAAAAACCCTTGTGTTGTAGCATCAACTTGAAGGGCCGCTGATGCATTAGGACTTGATAGATTTGCCAATGTTCCTGTGCTGCCACGTAT